TGCGGAAGCGTCTTTTGAGTGCTCGGTAAACGAAGCTGTAGTTCTTGTTTCCAAACAGGGCATGAGTTTTGCGCATCACACGGCTGGAGAGTTCGTACTGCTGCTCGTTGGAGATTAATGCGTTGTCCTGCTCAGCAAAAGTTTGTTGCTTGCGCAGTTGTTCTTCCATCCGGTCAAAAGTGTCGATATAAGCAATTTTGAACTTTAGGGCAACTTCTCCTGTGAAACCCATCGCTAAAAGAACAAAACCTTTTCGGTCCATTCTGTAGGCAGGTCTGTTTTCTCCCTTTGCGTCCTTGACTTCAACCAGCGCAAAATTGCGCTCGTTAAGCGAAGGGGCTTGCTCTATAAGGCTTCGGATAGATCGAAGGACATCTTTGTGGAGTTTGCTGAAGAGTTTGGCAACGTCTGTTGAAAGAGCTGTAACAGTGTTGTTCACAACAGAAACAACCGGTGCGGGGGCACAGATATTTTGAAATGACATTTAAGTCTCCTAAGTAAGTTTGTTGTCCTTACTTCCACCCGCCAAGATGGAGAGCAAGGTCTAAGGGTTGGCGGACCGCTACTTAGGGAACGGCCAGTCTTTCGACTGCCCTTAGCCTCACTCATTAGAGACTGTTAAAGGGAGTTCCGTTTTAGAACGCCCTTGCAATCAGCCATAAAAAAACGCCTTTCGGCGACTGATCGCCTAAGTAGTTCGGGCCGCCAAGCCCGCGTCTGTTTTTTGCAGACAAGTGTAGTTTAGCGACTTTCATGGAGACTTGTAAAGGCCTTAATTTTTAACGTCTGGGTAGATGTCTTTATCTATCGCTTCCATCCCAAGGCCGGAGATGAAATCCGCTGCGTACTCTTTGAAGAGTGCCTTAGCTTCTCTTTGAGCTTCAGCAGTCTGGACAACGTGGCCGAGATCAAGCGTGATCTCGGATTTGCCATTGAGCAGGGCAGAAACCACAGCGCGCTCTGCATACGCAAGCGCGTCGGTGAGGTAAATGGCGGAGCCTCTTTCTGTCAGGATGTCATCAACAACTGCATCAAAAATCTGTTTTTGTTCATCCGGTAATAAGATCATTTTTCTCTCCTTAAAACTATGTAAAAAAGACCACATTCATAAGCTCCCCTAAGCGCTGAACTGGAACTAACAGTTATTGGTAAAAGCCTGGGGAGCTTATGAAGATGGTCTGAAGAAGTCCCCGTCTTTCCGGGGTGTCACCTCTGCGAGATAATTAATTTGCAAACTTTCAACTATCTCAATGGAGGAAAAGATGTTTGCTTATGAA